CCGGTTGCCCACCACCGCCTGAACCACCATTTGAGCCTTCGTGATAACCAGCGCCACCTCCTCCTCCAAGAGCAGTAATTGTTGCTCCACTTCCCTCTGCGTTTACATTAAATACAGAGTTTGACCCATTAACACCGTTAGTTGCTGAGCCAGTCGTTCCTGCTCCACCTGCACCAACAGTAATGTCGTACACAACTCCGGGAGTAACAGAATAATTTTGGTTATAAACTAAACCGCCACCGCCACCGCCACCGCCTTCTGATGAGTTTCTGCCACCGCCGCCACCTCCGGCAACTGTTAAAATATCAATACTTGTTACACCTGACGGACAAGTCCAAGTGTTAGCGCCAGTAGAAGTAAAAGATTCAATAGCAAAATTTCTTGAATCCGTAAAACTATTCGCTAATTCCGTGGCTGAGTAAGATTGGTAGAACCCGTTGGTTCCATAGGTCATTCCTGTTACTTCTATAGGAACCCATTGGTTAGTGGCTGAATTAGTTTCGCCGAAGGATGCGGGTGTAAGGGCTTGACCGTCTATGAAGTTATATTCGGCTAGGTATCCTCCTCCCTTTTCTCCTGCGTTCCAACTTGCAATATAGTGAAGATCGGCTCTATTGATAGCGAGATCAGAGTCTTGAGTAATGGTTGATCTTTCATCAACAGAAAACGAGGTTACCTGTTCTCCATTAACATAAAATTTCATCCTGTCGGTAGCCGATGCTTGGGTGGTGTCGCAAGCAATTACAAAATGATACCAAGCGGAAGGGTCTCTAAAAATTTGTGTTGTAGAAATTCTGTAAGAAGTTGTGCTTCCTAGTCTCCAAAGCACTTCTCCAGTACAATTTTTACTTGCAGTGGCATGAGAAGACCGAATATCTATATATAGAAGATTACTTGTATCGTCATAATTTGAAGCCAATAAATATATTGGCTTATCATTTCTTCCTCTCTTAACCCAAGCACTTAATGTCCAAGTTTTTCTATTACCTACTGAGCCAAAAGTGCGGGTTAGATAGCCATCATCTGCGTTGGCCCGCAACGACTGGTCTATGTCGTAGCCAGTATCGCCCTGACCCGATGAGCCAGCAAGTATGTTATTAAAAATGGGCATTAAGAATAGTTCAGAGTAGCCACTGCTTGAATGTTGGAAGCGTCAAGAATGACGTAATCAATCCTGTCAACAGCCGACGCTGTGGTAGTTAGTGTTGGTGCAGTACCTCCTGCAAAGTCCCAATCACTTCCCCAACTGGCTGTCCTTGATCCTGTACCATCCTGAGTCAGAAAGATAGAACCACACTGACCAGCGGTATCATTAGAAGGATTAGCAAAGGTAATGTTATGCGCCATAGTGCATGAGAAGTTATTGGAGTTAGCCATGTCAATCGTGACTGTGGTTGCTGATGTAAGCGCTGTAATCTCTCCACGCTGTCCTGCTGTCCATGTGTTAGCAGTACCAACTGCGGCTTTAGCGTCTATCTGAGTCTGAGCATTAGAACTAAGAGAGTTAATGTACTGGAATTCCGCATTAGATACAGAGCCATCTGCAAGTTTGGCGGCATCTATTCCGGTTGCTACCATAGAGTTTTCTACAGCAGTGCTGGCAATAGTTACTGCACCTGTGTTAGCCATCGTCACATCACCGCTAAGAGCGGCGGCAGTGAATCCAGTGCCATCACCTATAAGTATTTGTGTATCCGCTACAGCCTTGTCAGATGGGTCACCGCTTGAGTTAGCGTCCCTAACCTTAACAGTGTTTGCGGCCATGTGAGCCAGTTTAGCATTGGTTATCGACTCATCTGCGGCAGATACAGCGGTCCAATCTACACCATTAGTAGCGCTGGAGTCGGCTGTTAGAACTAATCCGTTAGAGCCTACAGGAAGTCTTGTCTCAGAGTCTACCGTGTTGTAGACAAGGAGGTCACCCTTAGTAGTGAGTTTATCCGTACCTACAATTGACACCATCTGCCACTCATTAGATGTGGTAGAGTATTTCATGTACTGATCGTTAGTGGGAGCGGTAGAAGTTACTGCTTTGCCTTGAATCTTTGTTACAGTAACAGCACCGGCATTAGTCATAGTAGCGTCGCCGGATATAGCCGCCGCTGTAAACCCGGTTCCATCACCAATTAATATCTGAGTGTCTGCAACAGTCTTGTCTGACGGTACTCCGCTAGAGTTTGCATCTCGTACCTTAACTGTATTAGCGGCCATGTTAGCCAACTCAGCATTAGCAACGCCTTCATCTTTAATCGTTACCGCACCAGAGGATACAGTAAAGTTATCAGTAGAGAATGAGGCTACACCTTTGTTTGACGATGTGGCTTCTTCTGCCGCGATTGTAAGCGTCGTGCCTGTCGCTGAAGTATCAATACCTTCTCCACCAGTAACAGTAAGACTTTCTGAATCAAGATCAACGTCGATAGTACCGCTGTCAGAGATAAGGTCCAAGTCCTGCGCTGTAACTTGTGAATCAACATACGCCTTGATCGACTGTTGAGTGGCAAGTTTAACAGCAGAATCAGAGGACATATCATCTTCATCTTTGATTCCTGTTACAGTGGCTCCATCTCCAGCCACATTAAGAGTGCTGAACTTGCCAGTAGACGCTGAAGTTGCTCCAATCGTAGCGCCATCAATAGTTCCTGCATTAATGTCTACACTGTTGCTTGTCTCTGGATCAACCGCAAGAGTAATCCAAGCATCATTGGCTTGGTTTCTGATCTTAAGTACATTGTTTGAAGTGTCTAGCCAGACCAATCCTGTTGATTGCGCGGCGTTTCCGCTAACAGTAGGCGCTGAAGACTTAGTAATAATAACCTGAACAGCCTGATCCGGTCCCGCATCATTTGTACCTGCTGGAAAAGTTTTCTTTAATACGTTTTTAAGCAAACGTAAATGGTCATCGCCTTCACTTACGTTATCACTTGATAGCGGATTTGCGCTATTTAAATTTGTAATATAATTTCCAGATTCAATACCCATAATTTATATCCTAATAATATCCAGAGGTGTTCATCACCCTTAATTCAGAACCGGAGTGTCGATCTTTATCATCCTGTTCCTGTAAGTCAGCAATAGCCTGTCTCAATCCTCGCTCCCATATTGGGATACGTTGATCGTTCATAAGGAATGGCTCTGCCTGTAGTAGAGTTCCATACAAATAAACATCAGGCGCGTTAAGTATAATCCAGTTAGTTGTAGTTGTGTCACTAAGACTGTCAAACTTCTTATAATAAGTCATTACATAATCATAAGCCGCATCTGGAGTAGGACCAAAATATATCTGATCTCCAATTATACTGTATGCGCTAGGCTTTCCAGAGGAACTACCAGCCCAGATTCTATACAGCATCTCTGGAGTCATATACTGCACAGAGGTGATAGGGCTTGTATCTAGGTGAATCTCTCTCATCTGGACATATCCAGTAGGTAGATCGTAAGCCTTTGTTCCTCCGACAGTAGCCGTAGTTACAATAGTCTCCATAGGTCTAATACGCAACACCCTATTAAATACCGCTTCATTAAGTGCAATGAATTCAGGTATCCTGTCAGACAGGTCATCCCTATCTAACCAGTTAGCAACTGCCGTCTGAAGAGTTGAGTACGAATTAATAGCCATTAACTATTCTTGCTCTTAAACCAGACTTTGTTGTTAATAATCGGTAACTGATTGTTACCAGAAAATGTAGGCTGATATAACCACATGATTAAATCCTCGTAGGTGTGGTCCTGAGAAACTTGTTATCAGGATCGTTTAAATACTTTGCTAATAGTTTTTCATCTTTTTCAATAGCGCCGTTTGTTTCTTTTAGCCATAGTTCCCAGATGTTTAAAGGAATAGTAGCCGCTGTAACTGCGCCATCAGTATATCTTCCAGAGGCTTTGCCGAATGTAAGTTTGTCGCCATAGTTAATCAAGTCTAACTTATTCTTTTCTATGATAGGCTGTACATCTTGGTAAGTATTAATAGTTGCAGTGCCGTCAGTATTAATATCTAGTTTCCAAGGCCGTGAGTCTGGAGTATCATAGTTCCATCCTGAAGAGTTCATAACGGCATCTCACCTCTATCAGAGCAAATCTCTTTAAATTTATTGTGAACATTCTTTGCATGAAGTTTAGCGTCTATAGGTTTCTTTTCTGTTCTAGTAGACTCTTTAGAATTTAAGGCTTTCTTAAGTTCTTTTTTAGTAACCATGATATCCTTTTCTCTAAACCAAAAAGTTAAAATCCATTTATCTCCGTCTTCAGGAGGTAAACCCATGTGTAAAGATGCGGGATGAGGAATCTTATTCTCATCAAGATTACCGAACATAAGAACTCGACCCTGCTTTGCTTGTACTGCAAGTCCCAAAACAGGAAAAACTGTGCCACCACCATCTTGTACGTCATTCAAGTACGAAACTATAGTGACACAGCGATTCCCACCTTCTTCAACTTTTGAAGACTTTGGCATTTCTCCCATTTCATCTGGAAGAAAAGCGTCGTAGTGAGGTTTATACTCCTGACCCGGCTGATACCTTTGAATAGAAACAGGTTCCAACCGGGTAGGAGGTAGACCACACATATCGGATAACGCTTCAATAACACCGTCTAGTACATCATTGTCACCGTAACTGAAGAAAGCACCTTTACTGGTTCTAACTTCATCTTGGATATAAGACCCATCACGGTTTATAAGATTATCGCCAAGCCCTTTTTTCTCAGCAAGGCTAACCATGTGTTCACATAAAGCAGGTGAAAGCACATTATCTTCAACAACAATACTAGGAGTGTTATTGTATTTAATCATTAAGCGTCTTTGACTCCGATGACTGCGGCGTTTGCCAAACCATTCTTAGCACGAAGACCGTATTCAGCAATCATCAACTGCTTGATGCTGTCACCGGTTTTAGCCAAGGTTTCGGTCTGGAACGGACGCAGGTAATCAACTGACCAGAAATCATAGTCAACGAAGAATAGCATATCAGCCAACATCAGACGGCTGGGTACAATCTTCAGAGTACCAAAGTCAGTTACAAGAACATCAACGGCGTTGACCGCAGTTCCCTGAGTTGCTTTATCATGGTTAGTAACCAGATCAGCAATGACAGAACCGCCTAGCGCACTAATCTTCTGCTTGAGATCAGCCGGGGCCAAAATCGTTGAAGGCTCTCCACCAAGGGTGAAGCAACGCTCCATAGCAAGATTAATCATCGCCATCGTCAGGACAGCCGAAGTACCGAAAGATGCAACAGTAGTTCCATCCGGGCCGACAGCAGGAGAACTGCCGCCGTTATTGACAACACCAACAACAGGAGAAGCCGAACCAAGAATAATGTTCGATGTTCCTGCTGAAGTCGTGCCAAGCCAAGACATTAC